CTTGTATATAATCTCTTACCTTGATAAATTTACTTTCTTTTACTTTTGGCTGATAAATCTTATAGAGTGTCCCATCTTCTCTAAAATACCCATAGATATAATTACCCTTAATAGTTATGCTTGACACAACATCATTTTCATCTGTCTTTGTCATCACATAATATTCTAGTGGAACCACATTATATCTAGACAATAATCTAGAACCAATGTGATATCCCATCCAATATTTCTGATCAAGAGTATTCCAGTGCCGCATTTCATAATCAGTAACTTTAAATTTACTGTGTTGCTTATAAGACTTTATAGGATTATGACCATTGTTTAGAACATACTGGTTATAGTCTTCTATAATCTTATAACTTGCGGAACCTCTAGTGGGTAAATTAAATAGACTTTGGACAAGAGCAATAGAATCACCACCATTACCTGAAGAAAAATCTTTAAACTTATAGATACTATTTCTGTCAATATAAATACACATAGAAGGTGTCTTCTCCCGTGGATTAAATACTGACTTCATTTTAATATCTTGTCCTGTAAGCTTTTCTGTTAGGTTAAGATAATGTTCAAATGCCCATTCTCTTGGGACATCAGCTAAATCATATATTAAATTCTTTGTAGAAATCATAGCAACCCAAGTTAAGTAAATAAAGGGGCCATTACAACCCCTTTATTTAGGAGTTGTTAATCTAAACTAAAATCTGAAGATGTTTTACCTGGTGTTGGAAAGTCATCATCATCATCACCAAAGTTATCTACTGGCTTTACCTCAAGTTTCTTAAGATGTTTAGCTTCATCATACTTAAGAATTCTTTCAGAACCTTCATTGCCATAAGCATACTTGTTGTTTTCTGCTTTTGGTAACCACATGTCATATGCAGTATAACCAGACTTGTTTTCATATTCCTTACCAGCAACACAAAAATCTAGATACTTATCTTTAAGTGGCGCATTGTTACTAAAGTTCTTTACAAAATCTTCAATTGTATTAAACTTGTTATCCTGCTCCTCAAACCAGCTCATTATTCCAGTTGCCTTAGACAAGTTAGCCAAGAACATCATCAAAGATCTATCTCTTTGAATTTTAATTCCAGACTTTGTTTGTCCATCAGCAAATGCATATTGACTAGCTTTTACCCGACCAATTTGACCTTTGTATTTTCCTTTGCTTTCATCATCTTTGTCAATCAGAAAACCTTCAAATCCTTCAATTGGTTCTGTCTCAACATTTAGTATTAAGTGTTTTGCACCATCAATAAATTGAAAGTCTTCTAACACTACACTGTTGATTTTTAATGTGTGGTTTCCTGGGGCAATAGTTTTTGCCATTCCACCACCACCATTCTCATTTACTAGATCTTTTGTACTTAAACCCATTTTGTTTGTTTTTTATTATTTATACACTTTATTCCAGTAAGTCTTTAACTTACCATCTTTCATCTCAGAAATTATTATTTCTTCATTCTGCAAGTGCTCTGGTCTTGCACCACAAGTCACTTCTTCATTAGTTTTAAAGCTAAGAATGGTTTCATTACCCTTTCTATACATATAACCAATTGCATCTGCGTTAGCACAGATTAGAGATTTTATTTTGCCTGTCAAATCTATATTTGCAGACATAACCATCTCTCCTTTATCATCTACCTGCTTGTCCTTAATGTGACCAGATAAAATAATATGGGGAGCTAAGGTATCAATAAAATCTAAAACTTGAAAGAATGCTTGCCTAACATATAAGTAACCCGCACCATTAGGTAATGTAAGAACACTGTCTCCAGAATAATTCTTACCCATTGCTGTTTGTTTATATAAGTTAATTGCAAGTGGCATAACCATATCTTCTAGAGCTGTCACAGTATCAATAGTAATATATTGATATGGATAACCAGCATCTTTGATTGCTTTGCCAACTTCTTTTAGCTCCTGAAGATTATTAGCTTTGACTTTCATGGCTTCAACATAGTCTGCACCATTTTCTAAATCAATAATTAAATTATCATCAAGACCTGCAAATGCAGTTGTTTTACCTGTTTTAGGCTTTGAATACACAATTAATCTTTTAGGATTAACCCTGTCAGCTTTTACTTTTTTAGTTGGAAGTACTATACCCATTTTACTTAAATTTTTGTGCTAGTTTTTGAAAACCTTCCGCAATTTGTAAAAGAATACTAGATATATCATCATCAGTTTCTTGAGTCTTAAGTTTAGGAACAAACTCTTCCTCAAAATCTGGAAATACACTTAGCTTCTTTTGTTCTTTTGGTTCTTCAGTTCTTTGTGTCTCATAGCTATTGTAAGGAATTTCTTCAGACCCTTTGTTTACACAAACAAGTTCTGAAGTTGGAATAACATATGCAGAATACTCCTCGCCTCTAGAATTTGTAGAAGTCTTAACTTCATACTCTTCCTTAAAATAGGGATTGTATCTATACTTAAATAGTGGTCTCTCCCAAAACATAGGAACCATGTTTGTCTCAGCCCCTCTTGCATCTCTCTCAATGTCCACTAATTCTACATAGATATCAGTACCCTTGTTTAATTCATTCTCAAAAAACTGAATCTGTCTTCCAAACTTACCTTTGCTATAAAATGCAGTCTTAGCTGTAAACTGATAACCGCCTTTTAGTTTTTCTAAAAACTTAGAGTGACTTTCCATCAACTCTTTTTCTTTTTCTCTTCTGTTATACATAATTTTTAATTTTAATGTGATGTAGGTGGTGGATCAACTTCCATAATTCTCATGACATCTCTATCTAACTTGAAGAAGTTCATACCCATAAATCCATTTCTAGACTTTAGTATGTGAAATACTAGTAAATCTGGATCATTAATAATATACCTCTCAGGTCCATAGAATTTAATCCTTCTATTAGCGGGACGGTTAATACCAAGCACTACATCAGCATGTTGTAATAAAGCATCAGAACCATATAAATCAGAGTCAAGAATATAGTTTCCATATGTACCATCTTTAGCTCTCTCTACAGTTTCTACATTTCTGTTTAACTGACTAAGAACCAAGAATGCCACAGGAAACCTCTTCTTCATTTCTGTAAGGGCTTCACCTAAACCATAGAGCATCTCAAACTTATCCTTCTGCCCCTTACCAACTCTAAATAAAGCTGAGTGGTCTATAGTAACTAAAGTATTTGTAAATCCATCTTCACTTTTATGCTTCTCCATATAAGCATGAATAGTAGCACACATCTCATCCACTGTACATGGATCATACACCACATCTACTATGTCATAACTTGAAGTACTTTCATAAAATTCCACGCACTTTTGAAAAATACCTTTGTCAACAGGTTTATCCTTACTCATCAGAGTATTGTAATCAGAACCAACATTCATAGACAATTTTCTAATACCATTTGTCTCATCTAGCATCTCAAACTGAAACTTTAGTATTCTGAACTTTTGGTCAGGATTAATCTTTATGACATCATTAACCAATTGTTCCATAAATAAAGTTTTACCTGTTCCTGGCCGAGCACCAACAACTGTAATAGTTCTCCATTCTAGACCATCACAAAAAATATTATTAAAATTCACCCAAGCTGTCTTCAATGATTTTAATTCACCATTGTGTCTAGCTTTCATTTTGTAGAGAGCTTTTTTAACAGCATCTCTTTCACTCACAGCCTTTAAAGGGCTCGCATTATTATACATATTACATTGATTACATTAGAGAATCCTCATCAATGGTGGGTTTAATTTGATCATATATCCAATGAGAAAAGGTTATTAAACCTTCTATAAGAATATACTTCCACACACTGAGTTCTACGATAAAGTTATTAATTAATAAATATAGACAAACACTGCCTATAAATCCAAGAAACAACTTCTTTAAGTTTACTACTATCAAAACAATCTTTCTTTAATAAATATTATTTCATCATCTGGTTTGTTTATAATCATCTCACAATAATCAGCTAAATCTGAGTCCCAAGTCTTGTCACTGTTTTGCTTTCTAATAAAATATTGAGATGTTCTCATATATTGATAACTAATCTCCCTGTATTCCAAAACATATTTCTTTGCTGCTAACAAAACTGTTTCCCAATCATAATCATAAGTTTCAAAGAACCATCTAAGTGCATTCTCTAAGTTTTTAGGATTAGATCTTGCATACTTACCACTAGATAACTTGATACTAGGAAATATATTAGAATATTTCTTGATGTTATCTTCAAAGTTATCTCCCAGTAAGTTTTTAGATGTTTTCTTTTTAGACTTCTTAAAAAAGCCATCAATTTCAGTAGTAAAGATAATACTTTTATCTGTTAATGTCAAGTCATCTTTGAGCCAACCATCATTAATTAATCTTTTAGTTTCTAATTCTTTATTGATAAAAGAATACGGAACTACTTTATTCTTAATGCATTGTAATACATAATAACTATTAGGTGTTATTCCCTCTTTGACAAATTTTGAAAATATATCTTCCATACTACCATATTATTTTTTGACCATTATTTTCTTCTACAAGTTTAGATATTTTATTAAATATATCATTACTATCCCATTTAGAGCCATTATAAGCAGCAGAAGCAGGATGTTTAACAGTAAACTTATAGTTATTATCCCCAGTAAGGACAGACCATTCTTCAGCTTTTTTACCCATGTACACATAAATTAATTCTTTATTATGATTATTTAACCAATCTAACATATAAGCAGTAAAAGGTTTCCATATATCATAATGACTACCAATCTTACCTACCTCAACTGTAAGAGCTGTATTAAGCATTAGTATACCTTGTTTTGACCATCTGCTTAAATCTGGATCTTGATATGAAGGAAATTCTTGATACACTGTTCTTTCAATTTCTTCAAAAATATATCTTAAACTAGGCTGTACCTTATTTGTATTACCACAACTAAATGATATACCATCAGCTACAGCAATCTGTGGATAAGGATCTTGTCCTATAAATACCACCTTTAAATCATCATATGGACACTCTTCAAATGCTCTAAATAATTGTTTTAATGTTGGAGTAAATCTTTTATCTGCAATACTTAACTCATAAAGTTTACTAAGAATGTCAGTAAACTCAGAACTAAATATAAAAGATTTAAAAACTTTATCCCAACCACTTGGTTCAAGTTTAGCAAACATTTTTTGTTTAATTTCATCTATTTCTGTTTCTGTTTTCATTTTTTATTAAATTTGTTAAAACATTAATACTATGGCTATCAAAGTAAAGGAATTAAAAGATGATGCTCAAATAAATATTACAGTAAATAAATCTTTTTATTTAATGGCAAAAGCCGCATCTTTTACAATCTTAAATTCTTTAAATGTTAACCACAAAGGGGATGCATATTTTAAAGAGCTTATGACTAAAAACTATGAAGATCTTAATGATACTGAAAGAGCTTTTTATACAATTATATTATTATTAGCTGAGATTGAAAAACAAGCTACAGAAAATAAATTGTACATGGAAAAAGAAATTTTAGAACCAACTGATCCAGGTTTTGTAGAACCTAAGCAAGATTAATATTTAAATCTCTTCCAATTTCAATAGCAGATTCTATTGCCATTGCTAGTTCTTCTTTACTACATTCTTTAAAAGACTTACAGTACTCTGTATCAGCTCTATCATAACAGAGGCCAGAATGCTTTTTAACTAGAACTTTCATCTCGTCAAATGTATAGCCAGACTCTTTGGCTAATTCTCTAATACATGCGTGTATCTTAGCCATTTGTGCTAAGCTACCATTGTCTGAAGTTAGTCCCATAAAGACCTCAACTTCCTGACCTTCTTGAAGTTTATCAAGAAATAATTGATAAGAAATCTTTGTGCTTTCATTAATATGCACTAAATTTCCATTCTTTTTAGTAAGTTTGAAACTAAACATACGGTATTTTTTATTATATTAATATGTGCTTATGAATAATAGTCCAAAAAAAGTAACCAAGGAAAATACTAAAATTATTTTAGAATATCTAGAAAAATTCCCTAATTCACCAAGTAAAACTCTAGCAAGAAAAATCTATTCTGAAAATGGGGGATATTTTGAAAAATTTGAAAATGTGTATACTAGAGTTAGATACTACAGAGGTCAAATGGGAAAATATCATAGAGAAAGATTGAACAATAAAGAGTTTCAAAAAGAACTTAAAACAAAAGTAATGCAAAATTTTGTATCCTTACCCACATCCTTATCAGAAAAGAGAGGAACATTTACATTTCCTACAGGATGTAGAAAACTTGGTGTTATTGGTGACCTCCATATACCATATCATGATGAAGATGCTATAGAAACTGCTTGTGATAAAATGGAAGCAGAAGAGGTTGACAGTATTCTAATCAATGGAGACTTACTTGACTTTTATCAGCTTTCTTTTCATGAAAAAGATCCAAGAAAGGTTCACTTTAAAAATGAAATAGAAGCAGGTAAACAGTTCTTTGAGTACATGCGCTCTAGATTTCCTGGGATTCCTATTTATTTTATACCTGGTAACCATGAAAACAGGTTTGAAAGATATCTCAGAATAAAAGCATCTGAGCTACTTGACATGGATGAATTCAGGTTAGATGTAATATTACATGTTGCTGAATACAAAATAGAGTATCTTCCATTTAGAACCAAAGTTATCTTTGGTGACTTCCTTATAGAGCACGGCGACAAGATTCCTGGAGCAGGTGGTGTAGTACCAGCAAGAACTGCTCTAATGAGACTTAAAACCAATTGCATTGTAAATCACTTTCATAAAAGTTCTCAAAGCTCACAAAGAGTTTATGGAATTGGTGAGTCTAGTACAATAAGAGCATATAGCCTTGGATGTCTGTGTGAATTAGCACCAGATTACATGGAAATAAATGAATGGAATCATGGCTTTGCTATTCTAACAAAAATTGATAATTTAGTGTCCGTAAATAATTACAAAATAGAAGGCAACACAATTATCTAATGTTTCTACCAATAGTACTAAAAGACAAGGATGGAGAGTATATTGAGCATCTCAATATAACTCACATTACCAGAACCTCATTTGTTAATGTGATGAATCCTGATGCAGGTACTAGAATCCATTTAAGAACAGGAGAAGTTTTAACAACTCCTGTTCCTATGGATATAGTTCAAACTGAAATAGATGATTGTTATAAATCTGCTGCTGCTATGATAATGTTTAATATCCTAGCAGAAAAAGCACAGCTATCTAAGATCACGGATGACGTTGATACCCTTGGTGGACAGCAACCTGAATCAGGTGCTCTATAGCAGGTTTAGTTAACTCAGATTTAGTATCCCAATCAAAGTTAAATACCTTCCATTCATCTAGGCTTTCATCACTTGCTGATGAAATTAAACTTAATCCTGGAAGTAAGTCTAGTATGTAATAATAATAATCATAGCCATTCTGACTTTCACTATCTTTGACTTCTACTTTATCAAAGCCTAAGTCAATTAATTCTTGTTCTGTCATTTTTCTGCCATTGTTTCCATAAACACAGTATGATTCAAGATTTCAAAAGCATATGTATGATTTAAATCTTTATATGCTTCATTGTCTTTAGAATACATACCGTGTTCTTTGATTCTTAGATCTCTTAAATTCTGTATGCTTAATGTTACTATAGCAAGATTATCTCTATCATCTGATTTCATCATGCTTACAATGTTTCTTATCTCAGCATCATTTAGATAATTATACTTTTTTAATAGCATTAGCTCAGCCATATATACAAAAGGGCGGAATTCATCCTTCTTAGACCCTTTATGGTACATATACCATAGATAGTTCAGATTACCATCTGCACCATCAGTAATATTATAATGTTCTTCGGCAATTGCTGCCACAAGTTTTAGCATGTCTTTTGCGTCTTTCATAAATTTTAGTTTAGAAAATATATCTAATTGTGTTCCAAGGTATAATGGAGTCATGTAACGCTCTAAATTGTTCAATATATTTAGATTTACTTCCGGCTTTGTACCTAATATTTGTTCCTCCATACTGGGATATCTTTGATTCTTGTATATCTGGTCTCCAGAGAATCTCTTCACCCATGATGGCATTTTCCAAATTGTATTCATGTTTTTCTTTATTATGTGTAAGAAATATTACTTCTGCTTTGACAGCATCATTTTCCCATCCATTTATATTAGCATGTCTACTAACTAAATGAAATAGAAATTCATACTCTGTAAGCCAATTGTCATGAACTATTACAGGACTAAAATTCAAGTGAACTTCATATCCTGCATCAAGAAATCTTGGAACAGCATTTAGTCTTAAATCAATAGCACTTGTATTTGGTTCAAGAACTTTTCTCCATTTCTCCGGCATCAAACTAAATCTTATTCTGATTTTACCTTCTGGGTTAAAGTTTAGTAAATCTTTATTCACATACTTAGTAGCAAATGAACCCATAGCAAATGGATGATCTTTAAAATACTCAAATATTCTTTCCCAGTCATGATACTTAGCATGTAAAGCAAAGTCTTCATTGCAGGAAATATCATAAGTAATATAGTCTCCTGTTTGATTAGGCTTTTCTACATCAGCAAACCAAACATGGTTATTAATTGCTGTCAGGATATCCATAGGATTTGTTGCTATAGTTAATCCTTCCGGCTTATGCCTTTTCATATAACAGTAAGAACAGTTATACAAACAGCCATGACCAAAAGAAGGAGCAATAAAATCAGTGCTCCTCCCGCTTGGTCTAATCTTCATAGTTTTTCTAGTAACTTTCTCTACCAACGTTTCTGAAAGTTAATAAAAGCTGTAGCATTCTTATTGGATTCAAATATCTTGGGCATACCATATTTATCTAATACATCTTCCCACTTAGTAAAGAACCATAAGAATTTAACTTTCTTTTGTACAGAGAACCTTGTCTCTGAATGTGGTGTAAGTTTTACCATTAATACTCTGTAACCCTGCTTGTTCTCTCCTTTTCTTAAAATAATCATATCTGTTGGTTTATTTAGTTACTTATCTAATTTTATCTGGTGGTCATCTAATATCTCAAAGAACTTATTTCGGATTCTTTCTACCATATCCCATTCTTTTTCATCAAGTTCTTCATACTTCCATAGTGTTCTCAGCTCTTGAGAGATCTCCCATAATGCTGAGTGCATATTACTACCTTGTGTAGCAAAATCAAATTCTATTTGATCCTCTGGTAGGTTAAATTCTAGTGTTGCTTTCATATCTTTTTTTTTAAGTTTATAACCTTAAAATTTTTCAAGTTTTTAAGTCTATAACCTGATATTATTCAGGTAATTCCTCACCATCTTTACCAGTAACTATACCCATTAGCTGTTTCATAATAGCATCTTGTGTATCTCCCCAGAACATATCACATTTAAATACATTATCTGTAATAGTGTATGGTGGATTTAAGAAGTATGCTTGCCAATGCTCATTAGGTATAGAACTAAATCTTTTACATCTTTCTTTTACTGAGCATTCAAACCCAGGGCACATTGTTATATCACTCATGTTAATTTTTGTCTAAATTACTATTTTTTCTTGATTCTTTGTAATCAATAAAGAAGCCGGTGGCTACTATAATGTTCATAC